TGACTTAGAGGCGCTGCTACGCACGAAGTCATCTATGCCTTCGTTTCAGTGGAACGCACAGTACCAGCAGACACCTACAGCAGAAGAAGCGTCTATCATAAAACGTGAGTGGTGGCGCATATGGGCAGACGATGATCCGCCTGACTGTGAGTATATTATAATGTCACTTGATGCTGCAGCCGAGAAACACAACCGCGCTGACTATACATCGCTGACAACGTGGGGGGTGTTCTTCAACGAAGAAGAGGAGATGCACAACCTCATCCTGCTGAACGCTATAAAAGAACGTATGGAGTTTCCAGAGCTAAAAGAGTTGGCTGTACGGGAATACCACGATTGGGAACCAGACGCGTTCATCGTGGAGAAGAAGTCATCGGGGTCAGCCCTGTATCAAGAGATGAGACGCATGGACTTGCCTGTGCAGGAGTACACACCTCACCGTGGGTCGGGCGATAAGATGGCGCGTCTTAACTCTGTGGCTGACATAATACGGTCAGAGCTGTGTTGGGTTCCCGCTAAACGATGGGCAGAAGAGTTAGTAGAAGAAATAGCTGGGTTTCCGTTTATGTCTAACGATGACCAAGTTGACTCTACAGTTATGGCGTTGTTGCGTTTCAGACAGGGTGGGTTCATACGACTACCTACCGATGTGTGGGATGATGAACCTGAAATACCACAGAGAGCGGACTATTACTAACATGCTGGCTTTATCACGCGAGTTTTGGTATTACGCCTATAGGACGCTCGCCGCGTCCCGTGGGGGTGTTCTGGGTTTCCTCCCAACCTATAGGGCACCCTCACATCGACAAGGACACATTTATTTGTTAGAATTACAAAAGAAACATCGTAGCGAGGCCCGACATGGCAATTGAAAAAATGATGACTCCCAATGAGATTGAGTTGATGGGTGAGACCCCTGACTTAGAGGTAGAAGTCATAGCCGATGCGGATAGCGCAGTCGAAGTCGAGATGGATGATGGGTCTGTAGTCATAAACTTTGGTAGTCCCGGACTTGATGATGACCTTGATGCAGCTATGGAAGACCACAACGCGAACCTAGCCGAGGCTATTGAGGACGCAATGTTGGAGAGCATGGCCTCTGAATTGGTAGAGGACTTTGATAATGACCGCGCATCACGCAAAGAATGGGCCACATCGTACATAAACGGCCTAGATTTGCTGGGTATGAAGGTCGAAGATCGCGCCCAACCTTGGCAGGGAGCCTCTGGGGTGTACCATCCCATGCTTACTGAGGCTGTAGTGCGGTTCCAAGCGCAAGCTATGAGTGAACTTATGCCTGCGGCTGGCCCTGTGAAGTCAAAAATCGTGGGTAAGATGACTCCTGAGAAATTAAAACAATCTCAGCGTGTAGAGACAGAACTCAATTACCTTATAACGGAAGAAATGCCCGACTACCGGAACGAAATGGAGCAGATGCTGTTCAAACTTCCGTTAGCTGGGTCCGCATTTAAGAAAATCTACTACGATCCGATATTAGAGCGTCCTGTATCTGTATTTGTACCTGCCGAAGACTTTGTAGCGTCCTACGGCGCGTCTAATTTGCGTACTTGCCCTCGCTATACGCACGTTATGAAGAAGACTTACGAAGAAATACGCGCATTACAGGTTAACGGGTTCTACGCAGACATAGAATTACCGGAACCAACGCGTGATATTACGGACATTGAAGAAAAATACAACGAAATGGACGGGACAGAGCCTGTTTACAGCGATGACCCACGCCACACACTGTTAGAAATGCACGTAGATATCATATTGCCCGAGCCGTTTGACGATCCTGACGGTTTGGCGCTTCCATTTGTGATTACAATGGATAAATCATCGCGTTCAATCCTAGCAATCCGTCGAAATTGGTACGAAGATGATAAAAAGAAGCGGAAACGCAGTCATTTCGTACATTACCCGTACCTGCCCGGAATGGGCTTCTACGGTACAGGCTTGATTCACACCATAGGTGGGCTGGCAAAGTCCGCTACGTCCATCATGCGGCAGCTTATCGACGCTGGGACACTATCTAACCTACCAGCAGGGCTAAAGTCTCGTGGTATGCGGATCAAAGGGGATAATACACCCTTGATGCCCGGAGAATTTAGAGATGTTGACGTTCCGGGTGGGGCGATTAAGGACTCTATCACCTTCCTACCGTACAAAGAGCCGTCACAGGTGCTGTATACCCTCTTAAACAACGTGGTTGAGGAAGGGCGGCGCATTGGCTCTGTAGGGGACATGCAGGTAGGTGATATGAACGCACAGGCTCCTGTAGGCACCACATTGGCGCTTATGGAACGGTCCATGAAGGTTATGTCGGGCGTACAAGCGCGCCTACACGCGGCTATGAAGGAAGAACTACGCATCCTAGCGCGTATTGTGCATGATTATATGCCCTCTGAGTACGCGTATGAGATGGATGAGCCTGCAGATCGCGCAGCAGACTTTGATGGACGTGTAGACGTAGTACCCGTGTCTGACCCTAACGCCGCTACTATGGCGCAGCGTATTATGCAGTATCAAGCGGCTCTACAGCTATCACAACAGGCACCTCAGCTATATGATCTGGGCAAGCTGCACCGCCAAATGCTTGAGGTTCTGGGTATCCCAGACGCTTCAGATATCATTAAGCTACCTGAAGATATTAAGCCTGCTGATCCTGTGTCCGAGAATATGTCGATAATGAAGCAAGAGCCTGTAAAAGCGTTCTCGTACCAAGATCACGAGGCACACATTATGACCCACATGGCGGCGCTACAAGACCCCAAGATACAGCAGATCGTAGGTCAGTCGCCATTTGCAGGGGCCATATCAGCGGCTATGCAGTCTCACGTCACAGAACACATAGCATTGCAGTATCGCAAAGAGATCGAAGCACAGCTAGGCACAGAGCTACCTGACCAAGATGAGCCACTACCAGAGTCCGTAGAGCGCGAACTGTCTAAGGTGGTCGCACAGGCGGCAGGACAGCTACTCAAGAAGGATCAAGCTGAGGTAGCCGCAGAGGAGAACGCCAAACAACAGGCAGACCCTCTGACACAGCTACAGCAGCGTGAGATGGCTATCAAAGAACAAGAGCTTCAGCACATGATGAAGATGGATCAGGCAAAGCTGCAGCTTGATATGGAGACTAAACGGGCAAATGTCGGTCTCCAAGAAGGTCGCATGGAAGCTGACAACGCCAAAGCAGCGGCTAACATACAGCTAAAAGTAGCCGAGTTGCAGACAGAAGAAGATACCACAGCTATTAAACTAGCGATGGAAGCAGCTAGAGACATAAACGATAGGGACTAATACGTGGAGCAGAGCATATTCCTAACGGTGTTGAACCGTATAGAGGAACAACGTAGCGCAATACGTCATCATCTAGCAGGTGGTGGCGCTACAAATGACAGAGAATACTGGAAGTTTGTGGGCGAGTACGAAGCGTTGGGCAACACAGTTGCAGAGATTAAAGAAGTAGAACAACGGTATATTGATCCATAGAACTTTTAGTTGTATGGCAAAGCTACGTGGATAGTCCACGCAAAGGCGCTGTGAGCCTTTAATCACTGCTAGGAGAGTAAAATGTACGCGGCGAACAAGTTGGAAGATAGCGAACTACAGGCTAAACTTCCCGAGCCTAAAGGCTTTAAAGTTTTAATCGCAGTCCCAGAACTAGATGGAAAGACAGAAGGCGGTGTTATTATGCCTGATGCTCTTAAATCTATGGAAGAGACAGCATCTATAATTGGGTTTGTTATAAAGACCGGACCCGAGGCTTACACAGACAAAGAGCGGTTCCCTAGTGGACCCTACTGTGAAGAGGGAGACTTTGTAATCTTCCGTTCCTACTCAGGCACTAGATTTAAGGTGATGGGTAAAGAGTTTCGTATTATCAATGATGACACCGTAGAAGCGGTGGTAGAAGACCCACGGGGGTATAGTAGAGCATGAGTGGCGCAGAGCAAGCTGTAGAAGATACAGGCACCGTAGAAGTCAACATGGATTCATCCGAAGACATTGTTGTAGAGATTGAAGACGATACTCCTGAAGAGGATAAAGGCCGACCACGCCGAGCTAAAGGTGAAGAAGCTGACATTCCAGAGGACGATGACTTACAACAACACAGTGAGTCTGTTCAGAAGCGGATTAAGAAGCTAAAGTTTGAGTATCACGAAGAACGCAGGCGTAAAGAAGAAGCAGAACGAGAACGTGAAGCGGCTATACAGTACGCGCAAAGTGCTAAGAGTGAGGCTGACAAACTACGCAAAAACCTGTCTGAGGGTGAAGGCGTCCTAATCACACAGGCGAAAGCACGTAACAGTTCTGAACTTACTCAAGCAAAAGCCGCTTACAAACAAGCGTATGATGCTGGTGACTCTGATGCGGTAGTTGAAGCTCAGTCAGCTATGGTAAAACTACAGACCGAAGCTGACCGTATTGAGAACTGGAAGCCTAGATCACCAGAGGCTCCGCAGCAACAGCAGGCACCCGCAGCAAGACCCCGCGCACCTGAACCTGATAAGAAGGCGCAAGAGTGGGTAGCTAGAAATTCTTGGTTTACCGAGGATAAGGGTATGGAGCGATACGCTATGCTTGTGCATCAGGAGCTAGTAGAAGAAGGAGTTGATTCTTCTTCTGATACATACTATAGTCGAATTGATGGTGCCATGCGGCAGCGTTATCCAGACAGGTTTGACGATGTTACCGAGGACAGAAAACCACAACGTCAAGCTGGCTCCGTGGTGGCCCCAAGTGGTAGAAATACTGCTACATCACGCACAACGATTAAACTGACCTCCTCTGAGGCCGCTATCGCCAAGCGACTTGGAGTACCACTAAAAGACTACGCGGCGCAAAAACTAAAGGAACTGAACAATGGCTGATCGCAAACCCCGCTCTTTGAACACCCGTGAAACAGGTGAACGTAGAAAACCGTGGAAGCGCGCATCTATGTTACCAACCCCCGAACCGCGTGACGGCTTGTCGTTTCGTTGGATTCGCACCGCTACCTTGGGTTCAGGTGATATGACCAACGTTTCACAAAGGTTCCGAGAAGGGTATGTAGCTGTGAAAGCAGAAGATTACCCTGAGTTGCAAATTATGTCTGATATTGACTCGCGCTTTAAGGACAATATTGAAGTCGGCGGGTTATTGCTCTGTGCAATACCTAAAGAATTGCAAGAAGACCGAGAATACGGTCAGTTGGATACTGCACAACATCAGTCCGACGCCGTAGATAGGAATTTCATGCGGGAATCCGACCCCCGTATGCCCGTAATGCCTTCTGAACGGTCTACTCGTACCTCGTTTGGCAAGTAGCTAGACTACTTGCTGTAAGTAAACTCGTAATAGAGGAGAGACTTAAATGGCTCTTACATCTACTCCATACGGTTTGCGCCCTATTAATGCGATTGGTGGGCGTCCTTTTGCGGGATCAACTCGTCAATTACCCATTACTTCTGGGTTCAACACCGCTATCGCCAACGGCGACATTGTGCAGGTAGCCGCGAATGGCACCATCACAAAGGTCACTGAGGTTGGTACAAACGCTGCTGCGTTCCCTGCCGGGACTGTTGGCATCTTCCTTGGCTGTTCATACACTGATACTGTTCGCGGGTTTACTCAGAACAACCAGTGGCCTGCAGGTCAAGTTGCTGCCGATGCTCAGGCTTATATTTGTGATGACCCTAACGCGTTGTTCCAAATCCAAGCTGATGCTGCCGTAGCGCAAACTCTGATGCACAGCAACTTTGCTATTAATCAGACTGCGCCAGACACAGCCAATGGCAATTCCAGAATCTCTCTGGATGTGGCTACCGCTAACACCACCGCTACGATTGCTTTTAAGCTCGTAGATTTCGTCAACGCACCCGGATCAACCGTGGGTGACGCATTTACCGATGTGATTGTTAAGTTCAATCCTTCGTCACATGCGTACACCGCTGGTCTTGGCCTGTAAGGAGATAATCAATGGCTATTTCTCGCGCACAGGCGCTAAAAGAGCTTCTTCCGGGCCTCAACGCCCTGTTTGGTTTAGAGTACAACAAGTACGAAAACGAGCATGAAGCCATCTACGAAACCGAATCTTCGGAGCGTAGTTTTGAAGAGGAAGTAAAACTGTCAGGTTTTGGCGCTGCACCCGTCAAAAACGAAGGTTCTGCTATCTCGTATGATAACGCGCAGGAATCATTTACTGCTCGTTACAACCATGAAACTGTGGCTATGGGTTTCTCTATCACTGAAGAAGCGATGGAAGATAACCTGTATGATTCACTGTCCACCCGCTATACCAAAGCACTAGCTCGCGCTATGGCTTATACTAAGCAGGTTAAGGCAGCGGATTTGTTGAACACAGGCTTCGCCACCTTTAACTCGGGTGATGGCGTCACACTGTTCAATACTGCACACCCCACAGTATCGGGCGCTTCAAACGGCAACCGTCCTGCGGTAGCTGCTGACCTGAACGAAACCTCGCTTGAGCAAGCAGTAATTGATATTGCAGCCTACGTTGATGAACGTGGCCTTCTTATCGCTGCGCGCCCACGCAAGCTCATCATTCCTACAGGTCTTATGTTTGTGGCAACACGCTTGCTGGAAACCACAAATCGAGTGGGTACAGCCGATAATGACATTAACGCGCTTAACTCAAACGGTTCTATCCCGGGCGGTTATACGGTTAACCATTATTTGACTGATGCAGATGCGTTCTTTATCACTACTGATATTCCGAATGGCATGAAGCATTTTGAGCGTACTTCGATGACAACATCTATGGATGGTGACTTCGATACAGGTAACGTGCGCTACAAAGCGCGTGAGCGTTATTCGTTTGGTGTCTCCGACCCGCTGGGTATCTACGGTTCTCCCGGAGCCTAAGACAGGCGTCAGTGTTGATTTGAGAGGGGTGACTTCGGTTGCCCCTTTCTTTTTGTAAATACATGATATATGGTTCACTCAACGGGTATAACATTAGCTTTGTAGACAGGTACATTTACCCACCTGACGTTGCATAGACTACAAGGCGAATCCTTATGCAAAGGGTATTAAAATGGCTTCCACTACATTTTCAGGTCCAGTGACCTCAACCGCTGGTTTTGTTGGTGATATTAAAGTTCCAACATACACAGTCGCAAGCGCACCTTCCGCTGCTACAGCAGGCGCGGGTACTCTTGTATTCGTCTCAAATGGTGCAGCAGGCGCAGCAATCTTAGCTTTCTCTGACGGAACAAACTGGAAGCGTTCTGACACAGGCGGCACAATAGCAGCAGCGTAGAGGGTATATAATGAGTAGGTTCACACCACCCTCTAAAGAAGAACTCGCCTGTCGGGGTTTAAATCCTGATGGTACAGAAATCAAGAAAGCGGCTGCTAAACCCGCCTTGGCTAAGAAAAAGGCATCCAAGAAGGCTGCTTCTAAGAAGAAGGACTAAAGCATGGCTGGTCAAGAGGTCCGAGCTTACAACTTTGCGGCAAGCGATACTGCTGCTCTTGTAGGCCCATCACGCGGTAGATTGCAGGGTGTTCTAGTTAACGCCGCTGCGGCTGCGGCTTTCACTATTCGTAGTGGCAGTGCTACAGGCGAGGTTTTACTTGACCTCACACTACCTACAGGTTGGAATGACGTATACATTCCTAATGACGGTATACTTGCTGACAATGGTTGTTTTGTCTCTGCTTTTACAGGCACTGGCAATGTAATGACCCTGCTCATAGAGTAGATCGTTATGGCTTCAAAGGGTGAGATGCCGAAGCGTAACA